AATTTGCGTTTCCAGCTGCTGCAGTCGGTTGGGCAGACTCACCACCAACCAACCCATGCCGCCGGCAGTGGCCAGGATCGCCGCGGCCATCAGGCTGGCGGCAGTGGCCTCCAGCACCTGGACCCGTGAAAACTTGCGGCGATCTGGCGTCGGGCCCACAGCTGGGAGGTTGCTGCCTCAGTCTGTGGAGGGCCGGCTAGATGACCTGCAGCAAGCGCACCGAAACATCAAACAGCAGGCCGCTGCGGTGGGTTTCGTTTGGTTGCTCGGCGTAGACCCAGGCCGTGCCTGCGGGCACGATGTTCGCCGGGCTGGAGTGGCCCGACCAGATCACATCCGGCAGCAGGAACGACCGGGCACCGCCGCTCTGGACGCGGTAGTGATCGCGGAGCTGCTGGGCCTCCGCCTGCGTGATCACCTCGTACCCGAGTTCCAGGTTGACGCCGTAGCGGGTGTCGCCGTGCAGGAACCGCACCGACCCGCCGCCAAACCCGCTCTCGGTGGTGACGGGGAACAACCCGAAGCCATAGCGACGGCGAGCTGGCCTGATCGCCGGGAAGCTGGCCATCAGTTCTGCAGGGTGATGACGCTGCTGCCGATGCTGAAGGTGGTGTTGCTGGTGCTGATGTCACCGCCGAAGTCGTTGTAGAACACCAGCAGGTCATTGGCTGCGGTGCCGGTGGACTTGTAGACCACAGCACCCCTGGCGGTGATCGTTGAGCTGGCCCAGGATTCGGCGGCAAAGGTAAGCGTGGTGCGGTCGTTGGCGTTGTCGCGGGCCACGGTACAGGTCACGGTCTTGCCGCCCGCGGTGTAGCCGCCAGTAGCCGCCACCTCATTGGTCACGTCCGCCCGGTCGGCGTGCGTGTCCTTGTTCGGGGTGTAGCTGCTGGTCACCAGCATCATCTTGAACGTGTTGGTGTCCAGGTCGATGTTGCCCCGGGCCAGGTCTTCGTGGAACGAGTTGTAGATCAGGCTGGCCATGGTGGTCTGGGGTTTGGGGTCAGGCTATGGAGCAGATGTTTTATACGGATGGCCGCTTGGAAGGTCAGCCGCAAGTCCCCATCGGTGAGCTAGATAGCCTTCAACTTTTTCTCGATCAGAGCTGTTAATCACTGATGAGGTAATAATAACTTCGGAAATTAGACCGCGATGACTGCTAGGGCTGCCGCCCACCCTGCCCAATAGGTTTTGTGTCCCCCATCCGGTTGACGTGGAGGAGGATGTTTTAGTTAGCTCGCTTCCGCCATTGATGCGCATCGCCCATCTATCGATAACCGCAGCACCGCCAGCGCTGTCGTAGCGATAATGCGAAATCAAAGGCGCAGTGCTGGTAAATGATGCGGATGGGCTTTTGATGTTTCCGTTTGCATTGTTGCCGCTTGCTAGGTGGTGATGGCAAACTAGATGGCCTGCGCTGGTGTACCCAACATAGAACGATCCCGCCGCTTCGCTACCTGGCATTCTTGACAGGGTTCCGGCGCCCCATGTCGCATCCCTACCTGTTGTGTTGGGCGCCATAGCGATAAATATATCGAAGCTATTTGTAGTAGCTAATGCAATAGCCGTAGACAGTCCCATCCCGTCGTCTGTGCCATCAAAGTCAAGCGTGGGGCTACCGTTGAATCCTGTTGCTTGATACGCGGGCCGCTGTGAAGAAAAAATATCTGTCGCGTGCCTGCTGTTTCCGCTTTTATCTCGCCATTCGGTCACAAATCCGCCGCTTTGCGTAATTGTCGTGGCGTCCGCCGCATCGAGCCACAGTGCGGCGCTGAGCTGAGCTGGCGACCACGCCGCTCCACCATTCGCAACCCCCGCCGACAACGACAGCGCGATGGTTTCGCTGATCCCAGCAGCTCCGGCATCCGAGGCCGCCCCTGATGACAAGATCAGAATGAGAGAAAACGCAACGCCAGCCACGTCGATGTCCCCGGTCGCAACGCCAGGCTCTAGCGACAGCGTGATGGTTTCATCGATCCCGTTCAGCGCAACAAACGCGGCGCCAGTATCAATCGACAGGATGACTGTTTCATTGATCCCCGGCACGAACTCGCCACCTGCAGCAACGCCAGCAGCTAGGCGCAGCCGCACGAACAGATCAGCCCCCACCACGCTGGCGGCAGTTGGTGGTACCGTCTCCAATGTCAGGCTGACGTTATGGCCACCACAGGGCAGATCCTCAACAGAACCAGGGCCTGCGTACCGCCAGAGATAGTTGCCTGGCACGTAGTCCGTAATGCTGCCGTAGCTGACCACTTCAGCCGGTAAGTCAAACGACCTGAACTCACCACGTCGGCCGTTGTAGTGATTCCAGATGTCGAGCATCTGAGCTTGACTCAGCCCTATAAATGTAAGCCGTAACTGAGCTGCCAAGAACACATTGCTATGCCTGACACGATTCTGAGCCCCGCTATAGCCACCAAAAGCCGTAGCGGGATACTCGCCAGGGGTAAAGGTGCGGGAGCTAGGGACTAAGGCCGGAAATGTGGTCATAGGAATCTTTCGGCGTACTCTGCCCTGTCAGGGAACGGCTCATCGTTCGGGCCGGGATTAAGTGGCTGAACGGTCACCGATATTGAATGGCTGCGAGTTCCACCTGTTCTGACGAAGCTCCACAGACCGCCTGAGGTGCAAATACCCTCAATGCTTGATTTGTAGATTGGGGCATCGTTGTATTGTTTAACACCTTCACAGGGGCCAAGCGTATAATCCGGAGGGATGTAATAAAACACCTCTCCAGGCTCTGTGTAGACAATTGTATCAACAGTCGATTGGCCTGCAAATGCCGGGCTGCCCGGAATTGGGGTGCAGGCCGGGTAATTATGAGACACCCTGTTAGACGCTGTAAATATCCATTTATTCCGTCCAGACGGATCCCATGTTCCAGTGGGCCAAACCATATCAATCCTGCAAGGATTCAGTCCTGGATCTCTGCCCGGCTCGTTGCATGGATCGGAAACCTGCCGCGTACCATCTGGGCATTCATACTCGAATACGACAAATTTCCCATTCCAGTTGTCGCCGCCTAGTTCGTCTGGCGGAGTCACCGGAATGCCGAGGTTGCTCACTGTCTCCCGAATGGCGTTTGACTCGTCGCCGATGTTGCCCATGATTCGGGTGATCGTTGCCCCTTCGCACACTCCAACAGGCGCAACGCCCTCGCCGCCAGGCAGTGGGCACTGCTGCATTGGGCCGAGCTGGATTGGGTCTAGGCCGTCGTCGGGGTCAGGCTCGGGTTCGGGTTCACCGCTGCCGCCGCCACCACCACCGCCGCCGGGGTCAATGATCGGGAAATCGTCCGGATCAATCGGCGGGATCTCACCCGGCGGATCCTCGTCCGGAATCAGGAACTCGTCATCAGGTAGCGGCGTGGTGTCATCGAACCCGTTCACGTCGCAGCCTACGCCGGTGAAGTTGCAGGCGAAAAACGTCATGCTCTCCTGAGCGTTGGCTACATCCACAGCGATCAGGCTCTGGAGGTCGTCGCCCACCGGGGCGTGGCTGCACTCGTACTGCACATCGCCGGCCAGGGTCTTGGTGATCCGCTCCACTTCGTAGTAGTAATCGTGGAACCCGGCGGAGCCACCGAACGGGTTGCGCGCCAGCCGCACCCTCACCAGGCTGCCCTGGGTGACCAGGGTGTTGTGCGACTGTGGACGCACCTTGAATCGGATCGTGTGGGTGCTGCGCACACGCTTGGAGAGGATGTAGGCACCCACCCTCACGGCGTGCTCTTCCCTGGTACAGAACGCCGACAGGTCGTGCGACTCATAGGGGCCATTCGGCGCCGTGCCGGCGTATCTCACCTCAGTGGTGCGGATGATGCTCGGGCAGTCCTCGAACTCCTGCCGCCAGATCATCTGCGCCACGAACGGCTGGCGGGTGTTCCAGCTGGAATACCTGATATCAACCGATCCAGGGATCACCAGGTCGTCGGTGAACGTGTAGGCCAGGGTCTGGTTGAAGGTGTTGATCGCTCCGTTCTCAAGGGTCGGCAACAGCGGCCTCAGCCCCAGCTTGCCGTTGATGGTGGTCAGTCTGAGAAGGTGATACTTCCCCCACCGGCTCATCAGGTCGGCGAAGTTGACCGACTCGCGCAGCCAGCAGTTTGTGGTGAGGTTGTTCTCAAACAGGAACTGGCTGGCCGCAGCAATCGAGCTGGTGTCAATCAGCGACTCAGGGATCCTGGCGGAGCGCTGCATCAGCCAGTAGGCCAGATCAGCGAACGAGTCGCTGCTGGCTGACGCCTGATCATCCTGCCAGCGCTTGACCTGCATCCCGTTGCGCACAAACACATGAACCTGGCGGTTCCACACGTCGAACCCGTCCGGGATCGTGACCTGAAAGGCCATCGTCGAGATACCCGGGTACAGGCCCACCGTGCCGCAGTAGTACGACGCCTCCGGCATCGTGTAGCCCTCCCGGGCAACGATGAAGTTCCCCGGCTCCCAGGTCCCGGCCCGGCGGTTGTAGGTCTGCACAGCGCTGCCCACCCGGCACTGCTGCTGGAATACGTCCCGCACCTGGAGCTGGCCAATCTGGCCCTCGCTCAACACCAGGTGGTAGAACGCGGTCACGGCGTTCTCTTCGTCGTTCTCAAACCGGCACTCGGTAGCGCCCGGGCTGACGAACACCCCGCCGTAGCCGTTGCGCTCACGACCGAACACGATCGGCACCGGCTCACCGATCACATGCGCCCGCTGTGGTTGGTCGAAGACGTTGGCGCCACTTGCGCCGGTCTGCGCTGCCGGCGTCGGCACTTCGCCGGCCTGGATCGCCAGCAGGGGGAGGGGATCAATGCCGCGGAGGAACGTCATAGCCGGCACCCCGCGCCCATGATCGCCGTGGTGAGCACCCGTGGCGGCACGGTGGCGCCGACCGGGGCCAGGGCGCTGCCGAGCTCAAGCACGAACGCAGTCACCGTTGCCGACGCTCCCACTACCTGCCCGTTGAACTGCGCGATCAGTTCCTGCGTGGCGATCGGCCCGGCCTGTGCCTGGAAATCATCGAACTGGTAAATCTGCAGCTCCGCCACCCAGCCAGCCGCCAGCGCCCGCTCACAGCTCACCACGGCCCGGGGTGTGGCCGGGAGCTTGACGCTGATCGATTGCTCCGTGCCGCCGTCGCCCTCGACGAACCCGTCAGCCATGAAGGCCACGTAGTCCCACTGCTGGCTGCTCCAGGTCACGGGCGTTGACCAGAACGACTGCCACCGCTCGCGCACGATCCCCGAGGTGTCGGTGAGCTTGAGGAACTGCGCCTGTGCCCTGGCCATCGCTCAGCTCCACCCCAGCGCGGTGCGTGCCTGCGGCGTGCGCAGGGTTCCCACCATCTGCTCTGCCACCTGCTGCAGGCCCCGCTCGAAGTCTTCCACGCTGACCCACCGGCTGCCGTCCTGCTGCTGCATCACCGGGCCCGTGGTGATGCTGATCTGAGGGGCCCGCGCCGGGCTGCCAGTGCTGCGGCTAGAGCCAGTAGAGGGGATCACGGCGCTGCCTCTGGCACCGCTCAGGAAGCGGCGAGAAGCCTCTGCCATCTTGCCCTCGCCAATGATGTACTCCGTCTCGTTTCCGTCGCCCACCATGGCCAGCGTGGGGCGGTCTACGGTGCCGCTGTTGGCAAAGGCGGGGACGGTGATCTCTCCGACCAGCGCCAGCTGGGTGCCGCCCACGGCGCTGGCCAGGCGGTTGTAGGCGCTGATCAGCACGTTCACAAGGGTGCGCACGCGGTTGGCGGCGGTGGCGATAAACGTAAACATCCCCCGCACGGCGTTCTGGATGCTGCCCACCATCGAGGTCCACAGGCCCTGCACAAAATCGGCCACGGTCTGCATGGCCCGGGGCATGAACTCGGTCACGGCACGCCAGGCGTTGGTGATCGGCTCGGTGACATAGGTGGCGAAGGCCTTGCCCAGTGGCTCAAACACGCTGGAGCGCAACCACTCCTGAGCGGCGCTCACCGGCTCGCGGATGCCCTTGCTCCAGATCAGAACCCAGGGCTTCACAAATAGGTTGTCGATTGCCACGGTGACAGCCTTGAACCCGGCGGTAACGGTGCCCAGCAGCCAGCGGAACATGGCAGTAGCCGGGTCCCTGAGCACCTTCGTCCACAGCAGCACCCAGGGCAGCACCAGCAGGGTGTTGGCGATGGCCAGCACATTGTTCAGACCCCAGGTCGCCACGCCACCCAAGAACTCAAAGTAGGCGGTAGCAAATCCTTTGATCCCCTCCCACACCCCAATCCAGAACTGCCTGATCGGCTCACCCCACTTCCACAGCGCCTGCAGGCCGTTGGCGATGGCGCCGCCGAGCCAGCCGAAGAACTCCATGATCGGCTTGCGGAACGCGATCGCCATGGCCACCACCGCAGCGATGGCCAGCACGGTCCAGCCAACAGGGCCCAAGAAGGCCAGCAAGCCAGGAATGAACACGCTGCCGACCCAGCCGATGAATCCCAGCAGGGCGCCTTTCATTGCGGCTACCGCAACGATCACCACGGTCTGCAGGCCGGCCCAGCCCACCGCTAGGGATGAGATCGCGAGCATTGCCTTGAGGCTGCCCAGCAGAGTGATGAGCGACACGATCGCTGGCGCCAAGATCACCAGCCCGGCCAGCGCCGCAGTCAGGGTCACCACTACGGCAGTTAGCAGCGGGAACCGCCCGGCGAGATCCGCCACGACGGACAGCACTGGCGCCAAGGTGCCGAGCATCAGATTCAGAGCAGGCAGAAGGCCCTCGCCAATGGCGATCTGGAGCGCCTTGATGTTGTTCTGCAGCAGCTGGAAATTGTTGGCCGATGTGCCAGCCCTTGCCTCAAACTCGGCCAGCATCGATCCGGCGTATTGGCTCTTGTCGCCAACCAGTCCGATTGCCTGATCAAACAGCTGCATGTTGGTGATCAGGGGTGTTATCGCTCGCGCCTCATCACCGAACACCTCGCTGATTGTGGACACCCGCATTTCAGCGGGCATCTGCGAAATGCGCTGGAACACATCGCGGATCGTTCCGACTGCATCGGTCTGCATGTCTTTGGCCACTTGGTTCACATCCAGGCCCAGCGTCTTGAACGCTGCCGCCTGTTTCGCCGTGGCGGATTCGCCCTTGGTGAGCGCCTTGATTAGGTTGCGGAAGCTGGTGGCTGCCACTTCAGGTTCAGCACCGGCCGCGATCATTGCGGAGCCCAGTGCGGCGGTCTGCTCGGTGGTCATCGCCACTTGCTTGCCCACCGCGCCAGCCCGCAGCATGAAGTTGCTCACCTCAGCGGCCGAGCTGGCCATGTTGTTGCTGAGGAAGTTCATGGCGTCGGCCAGGTCCACCACCTCCGGCTGGCTCAGCCCCAGGCTGGTGCGCAGTTTGGCCATTGCCGTGCCGGCCTCATCTGCCGTGATGTCAAAGGCCACTCCCATCTGTGCCGCCTGCCTGGTGAACTCCGCCAGCTCCTCACGGGGGATGCCTGACTGACCGGCTGCGGCCATGATCGCGGCCAACCCCTCGGCGCTCACCGGCAGCTCTTTGCTCAGGCCGATGATCTCCTGCTTCATTTCCTTCAGGCCCTCGGCTGACTCCAGGCCGGGCACCACCTTGCGCACGTCGGCCATGGCGCTCTCAAAATCAATCGCAGCCCGAACGCTGGTGCCCAGCGCAACGCCGATGCCTGCGGCGCCAGCTGCGGCGGCCTGCCAGGTGGCTGAGTTCACAACTGCGGCGAAGGATGTTTTGGCGCTGCTGGCCGCCTTCTCCGCCCCACCGATCGCCTTCTCCAGCTTGGTGATCTCTTCCAGTCCTACCGTCTTCGCCGCGATCCTCAGGACCGCTTCCATGTTCATCGCCATTGCCGCTTCCCTCCCTTCTTCGGCTGCTTCGGCTCAGCCGCCTTGTTGATCAGTTCCTTAGCGCGGCTCTCCATGATCTGCAGGTCCTCCAGAGCCTGGCGCCGGTTACCCACAGCGTAAAGATCCATCATCTGTAGAACGACGCCATAGTCGAGGCCCACCACACCGGAGCCGCCAACACGCCACTGGGTCTGGCACTGCAGGAACAGCATCACAGCGTCTTCATGCTCAGGCCACACCTCAAAGGTATTGGGCTGCAGAACGCTCTTCGGCAGGCATGATGCGTCCGCCCCGTAAGCCTTGAGGTCCGCCAGCAGGTCATCGTTGGCGCCGCCATCACCGTGCCACCAGTGATCGACAGCGCCCGTCAGTTTCCCTTCTTGGCCACCTCCATGGAGTTGAACCAGGCGCGGATGATCTGGCCGGCGATGGTGGGGATCTCCAGCAGCTGATCCAGTGCAGCCTCACTGAACGGCACATCCTTGCCGCTGTCGTCGGTGATGCCCGCCCAGCCGATCAGGATTTCCTTTGCGGCGGTCTTGTCATCCAGCGATTCCTCATCGGCGCGGCCGAGCTCAAGGGCCCGAGCCAGCTTGATGATCTCGTTGATCCGGCTCTGCGGCAGCCGCTTGAACTCAGCATCGAAGCTGTGCTTCTCCCGCCGGCCGCCATCCACGGGGATGAGCAGGGGCACCGGCCAGGTGTAGCTGGCCGACTGCTTGAGAACGAATGCCATGGGTTAGCTGTGAGTGGTGAACAGTGCCCTGGATCAGGTGAGCACCAGGGTGAACTCGTCATTGCCGGCGCTGGTGGGCACCGGCATGAATGGCAGGTTGAGCATCATCACGCCGTCGGAATCGGCATAGCTGGGGCCGTCCAGATTGCAGGTGGGGGCGTTGAAGGTGACGATGTTCCCAGCGGTCTGGCCGTGCTGCCAGCCGATCGCGCCAAGGGTCTGCGCCGACACTGCGGCGAAGA